AAAGTACTTTACCAACAAGTTATTCCGTGGTTTACGTATTCCATCAAGCTATCTGCCAACGGGTGCAGATGATAGCCAAGCATCATATAATGACGGTCGCGTTGGCACAGCATATATTCAAGAACTACGGTTTAACAACTACTGTATGCGATTACAGAGTTTAATGCAGGACGAGTTTGATATAGAATTTAAGATGTATTTGTACGATAGAGGCATTAATATTGACTCGTCGTTATTTGAAGTCCAGTTCCAGCCTCCGCAAAACTTTGCAACCTACAGACAAGCAGAATTAGATAATCAACGAATTAACACATTTGGCACTATTAGTCAACAGCCTTATATGTCAAAACGATTTGCTATGAAACGGTTCTTAGGATTAAGCGAAGAAGAAATGGCAGAAAACGAACGTCTATGGGCAGAAGAAAACGGTAAAGGTTCACCTGTGTCTACAGATAGTTCCGGAGAACTTCGCGGAGTTGGAGTAAGTCAAGCTGGTATTGATTCTGATACAACAGCAATGACTGATACCGAAGCACCTGACGGCATGGCCGCTGGTGCACCTGGTGAAGCAGCAGCAACTCCCGGAGCAATACCACCACCACCAGCATCAGCTCCTCCTGCATAAATAGTATCATGATACTTAGAGAATTATTTTATATTGATAATGATATCAAAGCCGTGTCAAACGATCTGCGTTATGACGGCGATCGCGACAGCACCTCTATGGCTAAAGGTGACACTCGCAAGACTAGACTTACGTTAAAACAAATTAACGAACTAAGAAAAGCTAGTGAACAACATATCCTTGAACAAGAAAAAGAACTTGAATTCGTGGAACAAATGTATAAAGCGCCAGAAGCACCTGCCGTTTAAGGCAAATTCCTAAAAAATACACCATTTAAGCATATATTTTACAGTTTGATGTAAATATACTTGACAGCCTTGCAAATAATTTAAGGAGACAACAATGACTGATCGATCAAAGTTCGAGCAGATGCTCGAGTATCTAATTTCTGAAGAACAAGATAAAGCAAAAGAATTATTCCATCAACTAGTAGTTGAAAAATCTCGTGAAATCTACGAAGAAATTCTAAGTGAAGACTTCAATGAAGCAAAAGATGAAGACGACGAAGAAGTAGACGAAGCTAGGGATGATGACGAAGAAGTAGAAGAAGGTATGGAAGTTACTTTCAGCGAAACTGACGACGAAGAAGACATGGGCGGCATGGAAGGCATGGATGACATGGACGCAATGAGCGGTGATGAAATTGGTGGCGATGCTACTGATGACTTCATGGGCGACATTGAAGCAGGTGACGAAGAAGGTGATGACATGGGCGGAGATGGCGACATCGAAGATCGCGTAGTTGACCTAGAAGACGCACTTGACGACCTTAAAGCTGAATTTGAAAAAATGATGGGCGACGAAGGCAGCGCCGACGATGCAGGTGACGACATGGGCGGTGACGACATGGGCGACGAAGAACCTGCTGATGATGAAGAAGAAGATGAGTTAAAAGATAGTTTTAACATCAGTGATAACTTCATGCGTGAGTATATTGAAAAAGTAACTGGCGGCCACGGCGCAGAAAAGAAAAGCAGCGGTGATAACGGAGACAATGTCCGTAGTCCAATAGCTGGTAAGAATGATATGGGCGGCACAACTGCAAATATCGCAAAAGGTGGAGAAGCTGGCGGTAAAGGCGTACAAAGCGGTTTACTAAAGCCAAACACTAAAGAAGAAAATTTCGGCAACATTAATGTACCAGGCGGCAATGCTGGTAAGACAGCGTTCAAGAAGAAAGAACCTGGCCACGGTGCTGAAAAGAAAGGCTCAGGCGACAACGGTGACAAGGGCGCAGGCTCTCCAATCAACGGTGTTAGAAGCAGAGCCAAATAAGGTTAAGTAGATGAATTATCTTCGTGAAAACCTGAGTTTTGATCAAGCGAGAATGGTCGTTGAGTCCGACGGCCAAGACGGCAAGAACCTTTATATGAAAGGTATTTGCATTCAAGGCGGCGTCCGGAATCAAAATCAGCGTGTTTATCCTGTTAATGAAATCGGCAGGGCTGTCAAGACCCTGAACGATCAAATCACTGGTGGATACTCAGTTTTAGGCGAAGTAGATCATCCAGATGACCTAAGAATTAACCTTGATCGTGTGAGCCATATGATCACAGAAATGTGGATGGATGGCCCTAACGGTTACGGAAAATTAAAAATCCTACCAACGCCCATGGGACAGCTAGTGAAAGCTATGTTAGAAAGTGGAGTGAAGTTAGGAGTTAGTTCACGCGGATCCGGAAACGTCAAAGAAGACGGATCCGGTGAAGTGTCAGAGTTTGAGATTATCACAGTGGATGTGGTAGCTCAACCAAGTGCTCCGGGAGCGTATCCTACACCAATCTATGAACACCTTATGAATAATAGGGGAGGTTATAGTGCCCTTCGTATAGCGAAGGAAGTGCAAGGCGATCCTAAGGCGCAGAAATATCTCAAAGAGAGCTTATTAAGATTAATAAGCGGACTCCAATAAAGAGGAGAAACACATGTTGGAAGCACTAAAATCTCTGTTCGAAAACAATGTGGTTTCTGAAGATGTAAAAGCAGAAATTGAGAAGGCTTGGGAATCTCGCATCGTCGAGAATCGTACACAAGTTACTCAACAACTACGTGAAGAATTTGCTCAACGCTACGAGCATGACAAACAAGTTATGGTTGAAGCAATTGATCGCATGTTAGGCGATCAATTAAGAGAGGAAATTGCTCAATTTGTAGAAGATCGTAATCACCTTGCTGAAGCTAAGGCTAAAGTAATGGTACAAGCTAAGAAAGATGCAAAAACAATGAAAGAATTTGTTGTGCAACAACTGGCTAGTGAAGTAAAAGACTTACATGAAGATCAAAAACAAATGGCTGACAAGTTTATTAAACTTGAGCAGTTTGTAGTAGAAGCTCTAGCACAAGAAATCGCTGAATTCCATACAGACAAACAAGATCTTGCAGAAACAAAAGTGCGTTTGGTTCGTGAAGGCAAACAAGCCTTTGCTAAAATCAAAGAACAATTTATTCAACGTGCAGCTACATTGGTAGAATCTACAGTTGAAACAACTCTTAACAAAGAGATTGGTCAACTAAAAGAAGACATCGAGTCTGCTCGTCGTAACGACTTTGGTCGTAAAATGTTCGAAGCATTTGCAAATGAATATCAAACCAGTTATCTGAGTGAAAAATCAGAATCAAGTAAATTGCTCAAGGTTATAAACCTGAAAGAGTTAGAACTAGCCCAAGCTAAAAACGCTGTAGCAGAAGCTAAACAACTCGCAGAAAGCAAAGAACACAAAATTAAGGCTCTAATGGAGAGCAGTCAACGTCAGGAAGTTATGAATGAACTATTAGCACCTTTGGCCAACGGTCAGAAAGCTATTATGACAGAGCTTCTTGAAAGTGTACAGACAGCAAAATTACAAAATAGTTTTGACAAGTACCTACCAGCTGTAATCGCAGGTGAAGCTCCACAAAAACGTAAGGCACTAGTAGAGGCAAAGGAAGTAACAGGAAATAAAATTCCTAACAGCGCAAGTAGTAGCGAGCACACAAACAATATCGTAGATATTCGTAGACTCGCTGGTTTAAAAATTTAAGGAGAACATTTAAATGTCTGAACTACTAACAAGCCGTTGGAACGAGACCAAGGAAGCCCTATTAGAAGGCCTACAAGGCACCCGTAAATCCGCAATGGCTGTAACATTAGAAAATACCCGCAAGTATCTTGCAGAAAGTGCCACAGCTGGCGCTACATCTGCTGGTAACGTAGCAACACTTAACCGCGTGATCCTTCCAGTGATCCGTCGTGTTATGCCAACCGTTATTGCTAACGAATTGGTCGGTGTACAACCAATGACTGGCCCAGTTGGTCAAATCCATACTCTACGTGTTCGTTATAGCGACACATCAAGTGGTGCTGGAGTTGTAGCTGGTGAAGAAGCATTCAGCCCATTCAAGATCGCTGAAGCATATTCTGGTAACCAGAATAGCAGCAACGCTAAAGCAGCTAACACAGCCGCTCTAGAAGGTACTGCTGGTAACAGAATGAGCATTCAAATCTTGAAACAGACCGTCGAAGCTAAGACACGTAAATTGTCAGCTCGTTGGACTTTTGAAGCTGCCCAAGATGCACAAGCCCAACAAGGCATTGACATCGAAGCAGAAATCATGGCTGCTCTTGCACAAGAAATTACAGCTGAAATTGACCAAGAAGTTCTTGCTTCTTTAGGTACATTAGCTGGTACAGCAACTGAAACATACAACCAAGCTAGCGTTTCTGGTACTGCTACATTCGTTGGTGACGAACACGCTGCTTTAGCTGTTCAGATCAACCGTGTTGCTAACTTGATCGCTCAGCGTACACGTCGTGGCGCTGGTAACTGGGCCGTTGTATCACCAACAGCATTGACAATTCTACAATCTGCTACTACAAGCGCATTTGCTCGTACAACAGAAGGTACATTCGAAGCACCTACAAACACTAAGTTTGTTGGTACATTGAACAATGCTATGAAGATCTATGTTAACACATACAGTACATCTGATGATGTTCTTATTGGTTATAAAGGTTCTTCAGAGTCAGATGCCGCAGCATTCTATTGCCCATACATTCCATTGATGAGCAGTGGTGTTGTACTTGACCCATCAACATTCGAACCAGTCGTATCATTCATGACACGTTATGGTTATGTTGAGTTGTCAAACACAGCGTCTTCTCTAGGTAATGCAGCTGACTACTTAGGTAAAGTTGCTATCACTACAGCTAACGTTAAATTTAGCTAATCAACATACCGAAAGGTTGTTTATTATCAAAGGGCTCTTCGGAGCCCTTTTTTATTGAGTGTATTTTTAGTGGAAGTATTAGATACACTATCTTTAAAATATTAGGTTACTAGACCCTGTAGGGCATATTTTTTATATTTTTAGTATATGATAAATACATTACTAGAACAATTATGCGGTACCCGCCGCGTAGACCTAGAACGTCACTTAAAGGAGAAATCAAATGGGACGTCCATTAAACAAAAAATATTTCGGTAACCGCAACGTCGGTTCAACAAGCGTAACAACTGATAATGGCATTGGCGGCCAAGGTGTAGCAAGTGTGACAATCGCTGGCACAAACAACAACTACATTGCAGTACCAACAGCAACATTTGCAGCACCTACACTACCAGGTGGTGTAACTGCAACAGCAGGTACTATCACTATGGTTGTTAAGTCAGTTAGTATTGACAACGGTGGTGGCAGCTACCTTGACGAAGAACTAGTAGAACTAGGCAGCGGATCAGCAGCAGGCGGAACTGGCACTGTTGACGGTACATATACTACTCGCGCAAGTTTTAGAATTAAGAGCATCGACGGCGGCGGTGCAGCTACAACTATTGAATTAGTTAACGGCGGTTCGTACACAGTATTAGCATACAACGGAGCAACAGCAGCAAGCAATCCTGGTAGTACTGTTACTCAAATGTTTACTACTGGTGGAACTGGTAACAACTTACGTGTTACTATTACTTGGGGTGTATTAGCAGTAGCAATTAATGAAAAAGGTTCTGGTTATGTATCAGCACCAGCAATCACAATGACTGGTAATGCTACTAAAGCTGCAGTATTAACAACCGACACAGGATCAGTAGGTAGTTCAACTAATCAAGAAAATGCTATTGTAATGACAGCATTCCTAACAGGCGGCTCAGCAACTACTGTTGATATCATTCGTCAAGTAAGTACTAATCGTTATAAAGTAACAGACGGTACACGTACAACAAACGGAACAACTATTCCACACGTTCAGTTACAGTCTACATTGGCTAATG